TGTCCTAACTTCGCCAACTCAATGATATTGCTTCCCATTATTACCCTCACTTACCCGTATAAGTTATTGATTAGTTTGATAACTAAAAGGATCGTTATTTGATACCGATCCCGTGCCTGGCGATTAAAAGCGCATCAGCTATGGCCTGGCCTTTTGCTTTTGCATCCAGCGCCCTGAGTTCCGGGTAGAGCTGAATTGCTCTGCTGCGTGCCGCGTCCTTGTCACTTCCGATGAGACCGGCTGACTTCTTCCAGGCCTGCGGAGTTACCAGCGTGTACGGAATGTTCATCCCCTGAAGGATCCCCTCCGCTACCCCAGCGGCATGACCGAACGTGAACATGCTCGCCGTTCCCTGCCCTGGCATTGCGCCTACCTGCTCGAGGTACGCGTGCGTAATTCCGTACTTACGCATCCATGCAGCCACCGCTGCGCCATTGACTCTGGACTTGGTCCCAACCTTGATGGTCGGCATTGCCAGGTGGTCGATGTATCTGCCCTGCTCAGTTATCAGGACCAGAGATCCGCTGCATCCTGGGTCAATCCCTAATATTGCCGCCATGACTTACCTCTCAGGTAATTTAAAACCACAAATGAGTTAATTTCAATAGCAATGCACATATTTTATTACCCTTTTGGTAATTAACCAGATGTAAAAAAATGCGCTACTGCGCTGTTGCAAATAATCACTTCTACGAGCTGTCACCCCTGATGTGGATGATATGCCTGGCAAGTTTCTGCTGCCACTGGTACTGGTTTAACTGGACATCTTCGTACTTCCAGAAGTCGATAAACGCCTTCAGCTCTGTTTTCTTCACGTCACTATGCACCGGGGTTCCCCAACCACGTGACTGTTCAGTGAAATCGAGATCCGGCTTCCATTCATCCGACATCGCAAATTGTTCCTCAGAAAAGTTATCCACAGGATTTTTCGCGCGCGCGTTATGAGTGGGGTTTATATGGGGTTTAATATCTTCTCTTCTCTTCTCTTCTCTGGTCCGCTTTTTGTCCGCTTCTGATGCGGACGCTTTGCGGACATTTCTCTTCCTGTCTGCATCCTGTGCACGACGCTTGGCAGACTGCCCGTTATGGGCTTCAAAGCGCGGCATTACTAGGCTTTCGCCTTCTTCTTCCAGCCATCCGACAGCCATCATTGCACGCGCAAATCCGGGGAAGCCGATCAGGTCGTCGAGAGTCTCAGCACTGTATCCGTCAAGAAAACCGTCAACAGAGTGGACATCGAAAAGACACCATGCGGAATGTAGTCCGCCAACTATCCGCAATCTGTCCGCTTTCAATGCGGACGCCATGCGGACAACTTTAGGGTGCGTGTGCAGGTCGGCACGCATCTTGATCCAGTCACCGGCCATCATTCACCTCGCCTTGCAACTGTACTAATGTCAGGTTTCCGCAGAACACAGCGCCCGTGTCGATGTACATCTGGTTGGAGTATTTCAGTGGCTGACGTGCAGGCGTGTGACCAAATATGAAAATGTCTGCGCCGATGATTTCGTGATGATATCCGTCTTGCGCATTGGCTATCCTCTCTCTGTTCCAGATGACCATTTCCTCTGGCACTGGCTTGTCGAACTCATATTCGTTGTGCGGGTAGTCAGCGTGGCAGATGACAACTTTACGGTCGCCGGTCACCAGTTCGATGATCAGCGGCAACTCTGCTACTTTATGGACAAGCGCTTTAGCTAATACTTCTTTTTCGTAGTCGAGATAAAAGAACCATCCACCACCATTTACCAGCCAGTGATTAACGTTTCCATGCTCTGACAGGCCATCAATCATCATCTGCTCATGGTTGCCACGTACGGCTCGGAACCATGGCATAGTAATAAGCTCCAGGCATTCAACGTTTTCAGTACCACGGTCGACAAGATCACCAACAGAGATAAGTAGGTCTTGTACCGGGTCGAACTTCAGGTTATCCAGCTTTCCCATCAGATTTGTATAGCAACCATGCAGATCGCCAACTACCCAGATATTGCGCCAGTCAGAACCGTTGATGCGTTGATAGATATTCATGTTGCCTCCCGCGCGTTCCTCAACGCAGCAGCGAACTCATCACGGTGACGATGAGCACTATTCATTGCGCATTCAACACACGTTCCGTTCAGAACGTAGCGCTCAGCACGGTGACCATTACGGCATTCTTTACCGGTATAAAAACGATTAAGGCCAGCTTTTGCTGCCTCCATTCTGGTGACAATCTTCACGGGAGGTGCCTCCTTTTTGTTATGGATATCGGTAATTTTGCACTAAGACGAAAAAAGATCAACCGTATATGGTTTTTATTACCAGAAAGGTGTTTTATGCAGGAAGGAGCCGCCAGGTAATGACGGCATTGATGGGTTCAGAGGAATTATCGGTCGTAGAAGAAGAGCACTAACTCAGGTTTAGACTTTGTCCATTCGCGGGAAAGACATGCTTTAAACAGTCCGTCCATCAGTCGCTTACCTGGCATCTTGCGTCGCCCGGTCAGATGCGTCTGGATGTAATGACTGGTGGTTCCGGCTTCATCTGCAAATGCTTCACGCTCATCAGGAGACAGCCCCAGCCAGTGCTTTTTGAAGTCAAATTTTTTTTCGTCACTCATATTTTGCTTATCTCAGCCTGTCTATTCATATCTGAATTATTACCTTTCTGGTGAAAAAATCAATGATTATTACCGTTATGGTAACTTTACCTTTATGGTAATATTCATTTAAATTTAGTCAGTTAGGTAACATTAAATGGACAAATACAATAGCTATGAAAAGTATTTATGACATAAGACGCAAAAACCTTAACGAAATCATTCGCCGGGATTTCGATGATACCCAGTTGCGCTTTGCAGAACGGGTGAAGCGTTCGCAGAACCTGGTCAACCGGTGGTGTACTGGCATCAAAAACATCGGACCGAATGCCGCACGCATCATTGAAGAAGCGGCGCGCAAAGAAAAGTTCTGGCTTGATGTAGATCACGAACTGGACGCAGTACAGGCTGATATCTTTATTCCGTCCACTGAAGATGGCGAATGGACTGTAGAGAAGCAGGCCGCAGCCACGCTCAACGCCTGGATGAGAAAGAACACGGAAATGACGTCCGAAAAGAAAGTTGCTGTTGCAGCTGGCATTGGCCCGGCCACAGTTAACCGGATTATGAAAGCGGAAGTCAGCACAACTATCGGCGTTCTTTCCTCCCTGGCGCGCGCGTTCGGGCATGAAGCATACGAGATGATTATTCCCGTCGGCGCTCCTGGTGTTATCGACTACGACCACCGGTTGTATGCAGCTCTGCCGCAGGAAGATAAAAACAAGATCACCTCATTCATCAACTTCGTGTTTGAGCAGAACAAAAGCAAGTAATCCCCCGCCATTCTGACGCTTTACCTGCCCGATGGCGGTAAGCTCGCGCCTCACATAATTACCAAAACGGTAATTTTTTTTCTCGTCATACCTATTGACACAATCACTTTTTGATCTGATTATTACCCAAAAGGTAATACACGAGCGCATCGCTCAGGCAGAAACCACCACTTCGTGGCTTTCCTGCATCTTCAAGTATTACCAAAATGGTAATAGAGAGGTTCATATGCAGTGGAAAGTCATTAACGGTTGGTACTGCGTTACAGCTTGCGGGCTGATGAGCTGGAAGTTCCGCACGCTGGGTGAAGCAATGAACTGGGTATTCGTCAGCAAGCTGGCGGTAAAAACGGAAATGGATATGGGGGTGAGCAAGTGAGCGAGTTAGCAATTATCGAAATTGCGCCAGATATGGCGCCAAGCATTTACGTAGAAAACGGCCTGGAAAAGTTCCTCGAACAGATCCGCGAAAGCGTTAAGGAAGTTCCTGACCTGAGTACTGCCAAAGGTCGTGCCCGCATTGCATCTCTGGCAGCACAGGTTTCTCGCAGTAAAACAGCAGTTGAAAAGCCAGGCCGCGATTACCTTCGTCATCTGAAAGAAGCCGTCAAACCTGCTGAAGCTGAACTTCGTCGATTTGTATCAGCTTGTGATGAGATGCGCGATGAGGTTCGCCGCCCACTTACCGAATGGGAAGCAGAACAGGAGCGCATCAAGGATGAAGAAGCCATGAATGCGCTGCACGCCGAAGCACTGGAGATGAACACCAAATTCGATCAGGAGCGGGCTGCCAAGTTCGAAGCGGATCACGAGATGGCCCTGCTGATGAACGACGCATTCGACCGAGAAGCGAAAGCGAAAGAAGAAGAAGCAGAACGCCAGCGCATTGCTCATGAAGAAGAGCTGAAACGCCAGGCAGAAGAAAAGGCCAGGCGAGAAGCCGAAGAAAAAATAGAGCGTGAACGCGCTGAGTCTGCACGTCGTGAGGCTGAATTAAAGCTCAAGGCAGAGCAAGCAGAACATGACCGTATTGCCGCAGAGCAAAAAGCTGAAGCAGAGAAGAAGGAAGCCACAGATCGTGCCGAGCGCGAAAAACAGGAAGCTATCGAAGCTGAGCAACGCAAGGCGCGGGAAGAAGCCGATCGAATCAAGCGTGAAGCTGAGGCGAAAGAAGCTGCCCGTCTTGCGGAAGAAAAACGCATCGCTGAAGAAGCGGCGGCGCGAGCTGCTGATGTAGAGCACCGTCGGTCCATTAATGCTGCTGCGGTCCAAGCGCTAATTGACCAAGGTATTCCTGATGACTGGGCGAAGGCATGTGTTGTCGCCATCGCTCGCGGAAAAGTTCCAGCAACAACCATCAACTACTGAGGTGGCTATGCACATTCAGCAATTCAATAACCTGAAAAAAATAGCAACTCAGTTCAGCAATGACTACCAACTGTCATCTGAACTGTATGACCGCCACGTTGAGCTGATCGAAGCAGTTGCTGGTTGCGAAATGGAAGAGTCATTCAAGCGGGCAATTCTCCGTGCCGGTGTTCGTTATGAAGTTCTGGAGGCGGCATTTGAAAGCGATGATTTCGAAGAGCTTATGTCGTCGTTCAAACGTGAATTAACTGGCGTCATCGCCCGTCTTGACCTGGCTGACCAGATCGACAGCAAAAGGAATGCGGCATGAATACAGGAATCTATTTCGACATCAGCAACGAGGACTACCACGCCGGTGACGGCGTGAGTAAGTCACAACTGGATATGGTTGCCAAGAACCCTGCTCTTCTGAAATGGGTTAAGGCTGCTCCGGAAGATGAAGAGAAGAAATC